TAGCGATCACAAAAAAAATACAATGGCGCGTTTGCTTGAAAACCAAGCGGCACAGCTATTAAAAGAAGCTAGCACAATGGCTGGCGGGGATGTTGAAGGCTTCGCTTCTGTTGCTTTCCCCATCGTTCGCCGAGTATTTGCTGGCTTAGTTGCTAACGATCTTGTATCTGTGCAACCGATGAGTTTGCCAGCTGGCCGCATCTTCTTCCTGGATTTCCAGACTACTGACACTCGCGGGCTTTATTCTGCGGGCGATTCACTATACGGTGGTAACGTCGTCGGTGCTCAGTTGACTGGTGGTGTAGATCTTGTTACCAATGATGGTGGAGGTTTTTATAACCTACGTAACGGTTATGCTTCCCCGTCTGATGAGGCCTCCGGCGTCGTTTTGACTACGGTTGCTTCTGGTACTTTGGGTGTCTCCGTCGTTGCAGGCGTCGGTGAGTTAAACGGTCTCACACTTGATCGTTTTAACTCTATTTGTAAGCATGATCCGGATCTATCTGGTTCCGGGGTTGTTGTTTGCAAGGTTTCTGCAAGCGTCTTTAGTCAGCTCAATACTGATAACTTGGTAACTATTGCTTTGACGGCTTCGGCTGCGCATGCTATCTCTGGTTCTCATATTCGTCGACTAACTTCTTTCGCAAGAAATAGCGCCGATCTCGACAATCCAGAGAATCCAGACCGCGATAACATTTATTTGTTCTTCAAGGCTGATTCGGCTGACGATACTGGTATTCAGCAGCTTTCCGCTACACTTACGCCATCGATCCCCGTCGGAGCGAATACAGCGGGTGCCACGAACGGTACTATTGGTAACACCCACTCGTTCAACTGGACTTCCGCTGATAATTTCATTTCTTCGGATACTCTAGGCGCGATTAAGGGTGCCAACGAGTGGCTCTTGGAGTCAGATGCTACAACATCAACAGGTGTTATTAATGACACGACTGGGGACATCCCAGAGATTGACATCCAGGTTGATAGCATTGCTGTAACGGCGATTACCAAGAAGCTCAAGGCAAAGTGGACCCCAGAGCTAGGTCAAGACCTCAACGCATACCATAACTTGGATGCAGAGGTTGAACTCACAAGCATTCTCTCCGAGCAAATTGCTCTTGAGATTGATCGTGAGATTCTTAGTGACCTTGTTAACGGTGCCACCGCTGAAGTACTTTATTGGTCTCGCCGCCCGGGCAGATTCGTCAATCGCCAGACAGGCGCAGACTTAACTGCTGGTGGTTCTGCTGGACCAGACTTCACTGGTAACGTATCCGAGTGGTATGAGACTCTTGTCGAAACCATCAACGACGTGTCAGCGCAAATCCATCGTAAAACTCTGCGAGGGGGAGCTAACTTTGTTGTGGTATCACCTGAAGTTGCAAACCTCTTAGAGTTCACATCTGGATTCCGCGCTAGCGTAACGCTTGATGATGACAAGGGTACAGTGGGTGCTGTCAAAACTGGTGCTTTGAGCAAGAAATGGGATGTATACGTAGATCCTTACTTCCTGCGCAACGTTATACTAGTCGGTCGCAAGGGAGGGAGCTTCCTTGAGAGTGGTTATGTATATGCACCTTATGTGCCGCTGCAAGTTACCCCCACAATCTTCGGTACCGAGGACTTTGTGCCCCGTAAGGGCGTGATGACTCGTTATGCTAAGAAGATGGTTAGGCCAGATATGTATGGCCTAGTTGTTGTTTCTGAATTACTTGGCTAATTCTCGATAACAGCGTAACTTAATAGAAGACCCTGCTTCGGAAACGGAGTGGGGTTTTCTCTTTTTATAAACTATTTACATTTGTTAAGGGAGACCTCATGATGGCGACTACAGCACTAACACCTAAAAGCAACGCAAGCTCGGTAACACTATCTTCAACGGGCAGCGCTTTGGATGTAACTGATGGTGCTGCCAGAGTATCTAATTATCCATTTGGTATATACGCAGATGCCACTAATGCTTTTTATGATATTAATTTTATTTCCGGGGCTTCCGATCAGGTTGCATACACTTATAAGAAACTTGGCGGTGACATATTAGATATTGAACTCAAAGAAGTTAATGTTTATGCAGCTTACGAAGAATCCGTCTTAGAGTATTCTTATATTGTCAATATACACCAAGCTAAAAATATGTTGCCTAACGCACTTGGAAATACCACTGGAACATTTGATCATGACGGCGCCTTACTTAGCGGAGATTTATCTTCTAGCTTAGATGGTGACCATGTTAACCTGAAGTTTCCAAAGTATGATATTGTTTATCCTCGGCGAGTTGCTGACGGCGTGAGTGAAGAGGTTGGTGCTGGCGGTTTAAAAACAGAATATTCCGCCTCTATAGATACAGAAGATAGAAAACAAGATTACGATCTCCAAGATATTATTTCGAAAAAAGATGAATTTAAGAGTATCGTAGGAAATAAAAAAGTTATAATTAAGAAAGTTTTTTTTAAGACACCACACGCAATGTGGAGATTTTTTGGATATTTTGGAGGAATGAATTCTGTAGGTAACTTGTCGACATATGGCATGTTTGCAGATGACTCAACCTTCGAAGTAATTCCCCCGTGGCAAAATAAAATGCAGGCCATGGCCTACGAAGATGCCATATATACTAGAAATTCACATTATTCTTATGAGATTAAAAATAATAAGTTGAGGATATATCCTACACCGACGTCTGTATCTCCTAAAAGCCTATGGGTTAGATTTTCTGTTCAAAAAGATGCATGGGACGACGAGCCCGGCAAAGAAGTGGGCACTTCGGGTGTCAATAATATGAATACTCTTCCGTTCGCAAACATTCCCTTCAAAAATATCAATAGTATTGGTAAACAATGGATTCGAAGATTTGCGTTTTCTTTGGCAAAGGAAACTTTAGGACAAGTAAGAGGGAAGTTTGGAGCAATTCCGATACCAGGAGAGTCTGTTACCCTAAATGCGGAACAATTACTTTCTCAGGCAAAAGAAGAACAGGAGAAACTGCGAGAAGAACTTAAAACAATTTTGGATGAACTTACTTACGATAAACTGGCACAAATTAATGCTGATACCATGGATGCCACAAACAAAGTTCTTCAGAGTGTGCCGTATGGCGTATATGTTGGATAAGGAGATAATTTGTGTCTGAAAAAGATAAATGGTCACAGCCGGCTTCACCGCCGCCTCCTTTATTTCTTGGTGAGAAGGAAAGAGATCTTGTTAAACAAGTTAATGACGAGCTTATCGAGCGAGTTATCGGACAACAAGTATTATATTATCCATTAAGCCTTAAACATACAAACTATCATCCTCTCTACGGCGAAGCAATAAGCAAAACTTTTTTGCCACCGGTCAGGATTTTTGCCTTGGTGGCTTGGGAAGGACATGAAACAAAAACAGATACTTATGGGTTGGATAAAATGTCTTCTATACAGGTTCATTTCCATAAAAGAAGACTGATAGAAGATCAGGATTTGTATGTAAGAGAAGGTGATTTTATTTTATATGGTGATTTCTATTTTGAAATAGTTACACTAAACGAACCAAAACAGATTTTTGGACAGATTAACCACAGAATGGAGATTTCAGCAAAGTGTATAAGAGCTAGAGAGGGATTGTTTAATGCCAAGTGATTATACAGGTTTAGATGATCCTAGTATCATTCATGAAGAAATCATAATGCCCTCTACAATAGAAACTGTGGATTACGCAATTTTTGACTGGTTGGACGCTAGACTGAATTTGTTTTCAACAAAAAATTCTGGATGGGAAAAGGTTCCAGTTATTTGGGTTGGAGCCGAACGAGCGTTTCACACAAAAAATAATAAAGATTTAAAAAATATTAATGATATCATGACCTTCCCGGTTATAACCCTGGAAAGAACTTTAATGGAGAAGGATCTACAGAAGAAGGGCGGCGTTTTTGGTAATTTGCCAAGGCACTCGGATGTAGCCGGCGGAAGCTTAGTTATTGCAAAAAGAATAAAACAAGATAAAACATCAAATTTTGCTAATGCTGACACGCTACGGAAAAGAGGGCAAATTAATTTTCCGAGAAAAAATAAAAAAGTTGTTATTCAAACAGTCACGATACCGCTGCCGGTTTATGTTGAAATTACATACAGCATTAATTTGATTACAGAGTACCAGCAACAGATGAATGAATTAATTGTTCCGTTCGTCACTACAACGGGCGGCTTAAACTTTTTTAGATTATCGCGAGACGGACATGAATACGATGCTTTTATACAATCTAATTTTTCTTTTGAAAATAATGTATCAAATTTGGAAGAACAGGAAAGACAATTTAAAACTAAAATTGATGTAAAAGTGTTAGGATACTTGGTGGGCGAAGACAAAAACCAAACAAGACCCAAGATCGTTGTAAGAGAAAACGCGGTAGAAGTTAAATTTCCCAGAGAAAGAGTTGTCGTCGGCGATGAAAATAGAAACATCAAAAATGACGGCTTCTATAGAGATCGATAAATACTATAATTTTTTCTTTTGGGTTTCTGAAGCACTATTTATTTAAGAAAATAAAATTGTTATGTCAATTTTTTTAGAATCTTTATACGGGAGAGATATTCTAATGTCTGTTAAAAAGTTCAAGTTTGTATCACCGGGTATTTTTATCGATGAAGTTGATAATTCACAACTTCCAGGTATACCCGAAGGTTTAGGCCCAGTAATAATCGGCCGCGCCCAACGCGGCCCGGGAATGAGGCCAGTGAAGGTTGATTCCTTTTCTGACTTTATTGAGGTCTTTGGATCCCCAGTCCCTGGCGGCCAGGGCGGCGATATTTGGAGAGATGGTAATACACTATCTCCGATGTATGGCACATACGCAGCACAAGCTTGGTTAAGAAATAGTTCTCCCCTTACATATATAAGGCTTCTTGGGCACGAACATACAGACAAGACTACAAATGCTGGAGAAGCCGGTTGGGTAACACGATATACTTCCGGAGCTTCTTCTGGAAATCCCAGTACTGTTACTACGACCTCTGGTACTAATGGCGGCGCCTACGGATTATTTGTATGTGCGTCGAGTTCTTTAGCTAATGGAAACCATGGTACCGGCACCTTGGCGGCAGTATGGTATATAGGCCAAGGCAGTATTGAACTTTCTGGTTCTGCTCGAAAAGTTAATCCTGGTGGAAGTGTTCACCCAGCGGAAGTTACTGGCACAAACATTCTTATTAATTCTGAAACTAGTGGTGAAGCAGAGTTCCGTGTTCTTGTGAAAGATTCTGATGGAGCAATTAAGAAGAACATAGTATTCAATTTTAATAGAAATAGTGATAAGTATGCGCGTAACGTTTTTAACACCAACCCTACCCTTACTAACCCTTCTGTAACTAATTCGGATAACATAGAAACATATTGGTTAGGAGAGACTTTCGAAAAATCTATAACTGACGATATCATAGACGCGTCGACGAATCTGGCTTATGGTGGCAATGATTACCTTGGGTTTATTACAGGCCTCGCAGAGGACGCTGGCACTCCTGAGTGGGGCGACCGTCGCGAAGCGGCGTCAGTTTCAAAGACAGGCTGGTTTATTTCGCAGGACTTGCGTACCTCCGCTGCTCAAGGGTTTAGCCCGAACAACAGAGACCATACTAAAAAACTCTTTAGAGTTAAAAGCTTGGATGATGGCGGATGGGCCAACAGCAACGTTAAGATTTCAATTCAAGATATTAAAGCATCGACAAGCAAAGATAATCCTTATGGAACATTTAGCATTCTAGTAAGACATGCTAGAGACAATGATGGCTCGATTAGAGTACTAGAAAGATTCACTGGTTTGAGCCTTAACCCAAATTCTGTCAACTATGTTGCGAAGAGAGTTGGTGACGCTTATGTTACTTGGGATGAAACAGAAAAAAGATATATTGATAAAGGAAACTACTCAAATAATTCTAAATTTATTTATGTAGAAATAGAATCAGAAGTAGATTCTGGCCAAGCTGATGCGGCGCTGCTTCCATTCGGTGTATACGGCCCTCCAAGAGTAAAAGGGTTCAGTATCGCTCACGCGACGACCAAAGCCCTTGGCGTTAGCCAGCTAACAGATCCAGGTTCGGCACATGCTAACCCATTTGTCGAGGATCAGAATTTTGGCTCTTGGGCTATTACGGGATCATATTGGCTCGTCTCCGAGTTAAGTGGAACCGGTTCACCGCCAAACACTAACCTTAATTATACTTGTTCATTTACTTTCCCGACATTCGCATTGCGATCTGGTAGTGATGATCCTACGATATCTAGTCCAAAGTCAGCGTATTTTGGTTATGATTCTAGACAAAGCAAAGCTGCAGTACAATATGAAAAAAGTAATGGTGATATTGCCCGGGCCATGCCGAAGGACATCTCCGACACTTCATACGATGAGACTGGTTTAGAGAGTTGGATTTTCACACTCGATGATTTGACATATGATGGCACAAATGCCACATACGTGTCCGGCAGCCGTGACGGTAACTACTCGTTAACTGCACACTCTGGCTCTTGGCAGAGCACGCTGGAGAAGGGCTTCGACAAATTTACTTCCCCAATGTGGGGTGGTCAAGACGGACTAAATATTCTAGAACCAGACCCATTTAATAATACGGATATGGACGGCGCAACTGAAAAGGGGAACTCTCCTTTCTATTCGGTGAAAAAAGCTATTGATTCAGTTTCTGATCCGGAAGTGTCAGAGTTCAACTTAGCATCCATTCCCGGAATATGGGATGAAGCTTTAACTGGCCATCTAATCAATACATGCGAAGACCGCGGCGACGCGCTAGCCGTTATTGACTTAAAGACGGGATATAAAACTCGTTATGAAGGCACAGCAGAATCCCCGGGTACTGTTGATACCGCAGTTTCCAACTTAAAGGACCGCGGATTGAATAGCAGTTACGGCTGCGCCTATTACCCATGGATACAAATCCGAGATAATATCAACGGTTCGATATTGTGGGTTCCACCTTCGATCGCGGCGCTGGGCACGTTCTCTAGCTCTGAGAGGTTCTCGGAACTTTGGTTTGCGCCCGCAGGATTCACGCGAGGCGGCCTTACAGAAGGTTCCGCGGGTGTACCAGTGGTTAATGTCCGTGAACGCCTTACAAGCAAGAATAGAGACAAGCTATACGAGGCTAATATCAACCCGATTGCTACATTCCCTGCGGAAGGCATTGTAATGTTTGGTCAAAAGACCTTGCAAGTCACCGAATCGGCCTTGGATAGAATTAATGTTAGAAGATTACTAATTTATACTAAGAAAGAAATCTCTAGGGTTTCGGCTACAACACTCTTTGAACAGAATGTGAGGCAAACCTGGGCTAACTTCTTAGGCAGAGTAATTCCGTTCCTTGACGATGTAAAATCAAGAATGGGCCTAACAGATTATAAAGTAGTACTAGATGAATCGACAACTACTGCGGATCTTATTGATAGAAATATTTTATACGCCAAGATTTATCTAAAACCAGCTCGTGCTATCGAGTTTATTGCTCTGGACTTTGTTATCACAAATACCGGTGCAGCTTTTGAGGATTAAAAAAGAAAAAAACAATATTATAACCTATTTAAAATATAGGCTATAATTTCGGAGGAATTAATAATGGCAGATGCACCCAAAGCAGCAAGTTTCAGATTCTGGTCTGGCGGGTCAATTGAACCAAAGAGGCAGTATAAGTTTCTGGTTACAATTCCAAACTTCCAGCCATATCTGGTTACAAAATGTTCAAGGCCTTCCTTGAAAATTGGCGAGACATCCCATAAATTCCTCAATCACACCTTTTGGTATCCAGGTACCGTAGAGTGGAACACCGTAGCAATGACTTTTGTGGATCCCGGCGACGGAGCCGGCCCCGAAAGCGATG